GATTTCTTATACATATCTTGTTCCTTTTTCACCTGCTTCAGGACTGCTTTCTGACGCTTTAGAATATTTTCGATAATCGCGGTATTATACGCATCATGAATGAAGAGTTTGGGTACATGCGCGGCGAAGAAACCGTTGCCTGCTTCTGTACCTGAGATCACGGTTCCAATCGGAATATCCTGATGATGAAACATTAAGTCCTGTACAAGAAAACTTTTACCGGTATCACGACGTCCAATCAGAACGATAACGGGGCCTTTGTTTTCATCAGGACGAAAGCTGATTGCTTTCATATCAAATTTTGCAAGTTCTAAATTCATGTTATTATGATGTAATAAAAATTGGATATATTATTTTTGTTACATTTTTACGAATGGAATGGAATGGAATCAAATGGACGCCCGTTTAAAATCAATATAAAACTTCTATTTATCAATCATATTACATATTACATTTAGGAACAAACATGTCTTCGGCATTCAAGCTTCATTACAGAAAACATAAATATACCCCTGATACAATTGAACCTGCATTATTGTATGATATCCAGAATTATATCCCTATCTACTCTCGATTCTTTGATATCAACGAGACCAACTACAATGGAATCCAGTTGAATCAAAAGTATTATTTACAAAATATTATTTCACATCCATCGCAAATTATGGGTGATGACCGGTCGGATGACCATGATCGCGAGCGCGAGACCCGCTCTCTAAACCATCTTGAAACCGTCATTGCCGATGATGACGGAAATACAAACAATGTCCCAATTTTTGTCAAATACTCACCCCTATTGGATCCGATTCGTTACCTGTCTGGTAAATACCAGGTTCATCAAAATAAGACTCATGCTCTTCCTAAATACAATTCAACTCTAGAAGAGTGTGAAGAAAAAATGCTAAACACGAACAATACATCGTATGTGGATGGGTTCTTCTCGTATTTAACGAGTCGCGCACTTCATACACACGGTATCGTTCATGGCGTGGATTATTATGGCAGTTATTTATGCAAACAACGCGAGTTTTCTACCAATGTATTTGATGATATTGATTACTTGGTCGGATGTTCTTTTTTCAATAACTATGAAAACGATCTTTTTTCGATTGATTATTCTCAATTTGGAGATGACGTAGAAGGTGATCTCTCGGATGTCAATATTAGTAAGCTCATGAAGATCCGAAACAAAATGAAACCACTCATTGGTGCTTCTGGCGCAGATAGTTATATAGAAAATGCAGAAGATTATCATAATATGAAAAATAGGCTCAACATATTAGAAAATGTATCAGAGTATGAGGTGATGTTAGATACTGAGACGATTACGCCAATCGAAGTAACCGCTTCCGTAGAAGATGTTTCGAGAGATTTGGAAGTCGTTGAATTGAATGTCACTGAGGATACAGAACTCGGTAATTCAACGACATTACAGCCTAAGAATCAAACAAGGGATCACGATTATATGAGTGATACGGATTCATCTCAGTCAAATTCATCATATACTACGATAAGCGATGATGAAGAAAATGCCGATGATGCCGAGTTTGATGTTAATGCATCGACGATTCAGGTTGACGATTCAACGTTTGCGAAAGATAACGAAAGTGGTAGCGACAGCAACACTAGAAGCGGAAGTGGAAGCGGAAGCGACAGTGGAAGTGGTAGCGGAAGTGGTAGCGAGAGCGGAAGTGGAACTGACAGCGATAGCGACACTGGAAGTTATGACAGCGATGACGAACAAATCATCGTGAAAATCAAGGACTTTCCTATTCAGGCAATCCTTCTTGAAAAATGTATTAGTACGCTCGATCGTATTATGATGACAGATGAGCTTACCAAAGAAGAGTGGTCATCTATTTTATTCCAAGTGATTATGACACTTGTCATGTATCAAAAAATGTTTGAATTTACGCACAATGATCTTCATACGAATAATGTTATGTTCGTTGAAACTACCGAGGAGTTTCTTTATTACTTCTACGAAGACCAGTATTATAAGGTCCCCACATACGGTCGCATTTTCAAAATCATCGATTTCGGCCGCGCGATTTACAAATTCCGCGGTGAACTCATCTGCAGTGACAGTTTTCACCCAAAAGGTGACGCGGCAACCCAATACAACTTTCCACCGTATTATAACCCGGATAAACCTACTGTAGAACCAAACTTCAGTTTTGATTTGTGCAGGTTCGCATGCGCACTATTCGATTATTTCATCTATGATCTGCGTAAAGTTGAAAAACTCTGTAAATCAGACCTGATTATTAAGTTGATTGTTAAATGGACAACCGACGACAAGGGGCGTAATGTTCTCTACAAATCGAATGGAGAAGAGAGGTACCCTGACTTCAAATTGTATAAGATGATTTCGAGATCGGTTCATGGTCACATTCCATCTAACGAGATTCATAATCCGTTGTTTGATACGTACAAGATCACACATAAAAAATATAAAAAACATGCTGCGATGTCTGCAAAATTCTTGAAAGATGGCCGAAATACGCATATTCTTATGAATGTTGATACATTACCTAATTATTCCGGCGGCTGTTCAGAAACCTCGCTCGGTGAGCAGGAAGTCCATTCTTCGCAATAAATTCGATATTCCGCATTGTCCAACCCATACTGCACCCAGAATGGCCGGTTTCCATGTTGTTCTGGACCAGTGTAATAATATTGTCGTCGCCGCCACTGAACATGAATCCGCGGTCGGAAGGTGGACTGTAATTCGAAAGATGGGTCCAAACATTGATTTCTTTGTCACGGACCTCGGGTAATTGACCGACACGAATAATCGCGCGCATTCCGTCACGAATCATATCCGCAGAATGATTGTCATTCAAATACGAGAGGTCACAATCTCGAACAGCGTCGAAAGTAAGGGGCCAATATCCTTCTTCAGTGGAGACGGAGACAGATTCAGGGGCAACGGTAGTAGCAGAAGACATTATAGCGAATAAAGTGAGTGAACGAACGAATGAGCGATACGACAGGAATAACATAAACACAACAAATCAATTTTTTATGTTTATGCAGTGGATTAGGGTTTTAATAAAATATTCGCCTATAATAATACATTCCATTCCATATGTCCTTTGCAAACACGGTTGCTACATTGGCACCCATCGTGAATTGTATTCAACTCTTTCCACAATTATACAAGTCATACCAAACAAAGCATGTCGAAGATTTATCACTTTACTCGTTGTGCCTATTATTACTGACAAGTGTACTATGGCTACTTCACGGTTATTTCATTCAAGATACATCCCTTATGACGGCTGGTATCATAACAGTTACTGTAAACGTATTACTTCTTGTCTTGTTTTTCAAATATCACAATGAACGATCGTAACGTTCATGTAGCGATCATAATCTATATAAACATTATATCCGTTATTTATTTATTGTAATTGTATATACGATGGCACGCGACACGATCAAAATCGAAGGCGTTACGTATGATATAAGCAATTTTAAGCATCCTGGCGGCAATATCATCAATTATGCCAAGAATTCTCCTGACGCAACTGAAATATTCCGTGAGTTTCATCATCGGTCTAAGAAGGCTACCAAGCTTCTCCGATCCTTACCGGTTTGTCAGGACGGCGAAGGCGACGTCGACACCGCTGACGTGGCTCTCGAACTCACTGACCGCCAGCAAGAAATGACAACGGATTTCCGAGAGATGCGCTCAAACCTCGTCAATCAAGGATGTTTCGAGCCAGATTATATCCACGTTTATTTCCGTATGCTAGAACTCGCATTTTACTTTGGTCTAGGAACATGGTTCGCTTCTTATAATATTTACGCATCTATTCTCTCGTTCATCGCATTTAAGACCCGCTGTGGCTGGGTACAGCATGAATGCGGGCATCTGAGTTTCACGGGTATCCGCCCGATCGACCGCGCAATCCAGACTTTCACTATGGGGTTTGGCGGCGGTGTAAGTTCGTCAGTATGGAATTCAATGCATCAAAAACATCATGCAACACCACAGAAAGTGAAACATGATATCGACCTGGATACAACGCCGTTCGTAGCATTTTTCAACCGCGCATTTGAAGACAATACAAATGGAAAAGCATCCGCGCGATTTATGAATCGATGGTGGATGCGACTTCAGGCGTGGACATTTTTACCCATCGTAAACGGGATATTGGTTCATTTATTCTGGACATATTATCTTCACCCGAAGAAGGTATTTCACCGGCTGTGTTCTGCCAAAACAAGAGAAGTCTATCTAGAAACCGCATTTGAGGCGGTTTGTATGTCAGGATCACATATCGCATTACCTGTTATTTTTTATAGAGGCGGTGCCACCGGTGGCAGTGGCTTACTATGGTGTTATTTTCTCTTGATGATTGTAAACTTCTGGAATTTCATGTACCTTTTTGGACACTTCTCTCTTTCTCATACATTTACTGGCGTGATTCCAGAAGACAAACATCTTCTATGGTTTGAATATGCCATAGACCACACTGTGAATATATCTACCAAATCGCCGTTGGTGACATGGATCATGGGTTACCTCAATTTTCAGATAGAACATCACCTATTTCCATCGATGCCCCAGTACAAAAATGCGATTGCTGCGCCGTATGTTCGTGCATTTTGCGAGAAATGGTCACCTGACTTGAAATACGTTGAACACTCATACAAAGAAGCATGGCGACTGATGTTGATGAACACGTAGAATAGAATACAATACAATACAATACAATACACAATCTAAAACCCAGGCGTATCTACGAATACTGCAGGTGCGCCTCCACCGCCTCCACCGCCTCCACCGCCTCCACCGCCTCCACCGCTCATAATACCGCCAATATTTTCAAATTGGTTCAAAACAAACAATCCGATTATGCTTGAAATACAAACCATAATCGAGTCGCGTACAAGCACCTTCACTGGTTTTTGATTTTCCGGGTCAACAAACCTCATTTCCATAAATTTCAATAAAAAGTATACGACAGCTATAACAATCCCAACGATGAACATTTTAGTAGAGTCAACCATGTATATAGTTCTAAATAGACGTATATACATAGAAAATCACTTATTTATAATGAATTGTACGAATTCATATGCAATGTCCGGATCGCATAGATCGCATAGATCGCATGGATCACCCGAATCGCGTGGAGATCTAGTGCTAGGATGTCTGAAACGCCATCATAACTGGAGGATAACAAATATACATCACCCCACCTGCAATCGCTAAAAATGCGAATGAAAATATGAATATCAAAATATCTATGAGAATAATATTATCATACCACTTCATGTCTGGATCATCTTCCATTGTGGCGTATTACTAATATACCATTGTGTATTATTTTTGACACGTTATACACAAATGCCATCCTAGTTTCTTTTCAAGTGTCCTAAATATCTCGTCTGGCATGATCATTATTTTCTTCCATGAGTGTTCGGCATATATCATAACCTTAAGTGTGCCACCATTTGGCTTCAGTATTTGTAGGCAGTTGTCTATTATTTTTTGGGGGTCGGGCGAATGATGTATGACACCAAACGAATATATCAAGTCAAAATCACTACCAACATTCGACAAAGCTTCCATATTTTGTGCGTCTAGATTGAAAAAGGACCCTTTCAGCCCAAAGACATCGAAACGTTTTCTTGTAATTTCCAGCGACTTTTCAGACAACTCAATCCCCGTATATTCGGCCCCATGTTTGGCGAAATTGACTGCATCCGTTCCGATGCCACACCCGATTTCCAGCACCTTTTTCCCACTCCATTTATCAAATTCAGCGAATTCGGGAATATGGGATTCCACAAAATATTTCCGTTTCTCAACTTCTTCAAAGTATTCTCTCGTACCAACTTCACATGAAGAATGCTTTATGTTGCACGGTTGATTGTTCCAATAGTTTATAATTTGTTCCATGATGCTATAAATTATAAACGAAATCTGTATTTAAACCAATTCATGTAATGTGGTATTATGCCAATACCTCAATATCATCCAAAAGTGGTGGCGCATTGATCGATTGCATATCATTTATTGTATGAATATCAAGTGTATCTAGTTTGATGTCTCCGCCAATTTGTAAACGTCCATCATCATCATCGCCACCGGTGTCTGCATCTGCGTCATCGGTCATATACTCGTTCTTTCTCTCACTCGCGTCCGTTTCAAAAGTCCGCACTTCATTATTTCCAAATGACACGCCACTACTCGTTGGTGTTTGTGATACCGTATTCTCCTCAAATGATGAAGCGCTACTACTTCCATTTAACTCGCCGACAAAGTCTAAGTTTTCAATAGGGGTTGTACTGGCATCTTCACCTCCACTTTCTCCATCTTCGCCCAATACACGGTTACTGTCGCGGTCACGTTCGCGATGTCTGCGACGGCGGGTAGATGATTGGTGGGTGCGTCGCCTCGCCGAGAGATTGGCATCTTCTTCCGAGAGAATAGGCTCCTGTTTTATCACTTCTTCGTTTTCAGTGACTTCAACAACATCTTCGATCGTTTCTTCTAAATACATCTTGATCAGATCTTCTACAGGAATATTATCGCGAATCGTATTATAGATGCACTCCTTCACAATAATTTCAAATTCACGATTGTTACGCTGGGTATGAAGTGGGAGGATACCCTTTTCAAAAATATAGACGTTGGAATACAGCTTTCGCGCAGTATTCACGTAGATCTTATGAACGAAATCCGAGAGATGCGGTATCTTGATATCCACCTTCTTCTGTTTGCTTCCAACACGCATAACCGTCATACATTTCAAATGAATAATATGTACACACGTAATTAAATCTTCTAAATACCCACAGGTACTTCGCTCTTTAATTCGTGCAGTTTCATCTTTAATGATATTTGGGTTCCATTTTGGAACTCTCGTAAGAAGATTTTGAAATGTCATCAGATATTTATCTTGTTCTTTATTCCCCACACAAAGTTTTACAGATTCATCAAAGATAGAACGAAAACCTTCTTGGATTAAAGGTGTAAGAATGTTGACAAGACGTGATGCCCATTCGTTCTTGGATTCGTAAAGAGAGGTCACTGAATAATCATCCATGACGTAAAACAACGCGTATGTGAAATAGAAACAGAGTATTACATAAATGAAATATTTTCTAAACTCATTTTACAACGAAATACGATAAAATGAAGTAAATACAATATCAAAAGTTTCTCATTTCGGAATTCTTTTCGTACCTTATCAAACATAATAAGAAGTTCGTATCTTTTCAATTCAATCATGTCGGGGTATGTATGAATAAAGTTTATAATGTCTAAAGCTGAATATCCTTGTTCATATAATAAAATGGATAGATCCAATATTTTCGAATATTCTTCGCTAGTTGGCATCTTCTCAATGGATTTGTTTGTATCCATCTTCGTTGCATTTTCTAGATAACTCGGGTGGATTTGTATTCGTTCTTGTAATGAACAATCTCTCGACTTGATGATTTTATATGTATCGCATGCCTGGTCCGCAAAGAATGTGTGTAAATTGACAGGCGAGCACCCCCCGATCGTATCATCTGCTCCTATTTCTGTACTTGTACTTGTGACTACAGGAGGCGGAATATAAATGTCACAAAATCGAGATAAAATAGGTTTGAGTAGACTGTCTTTGTTTTCAACTACAATAAAAAACCGTGTTGACGAACTAAATAGTTCGATGCACCGGCGTAATGCAGACTGAGCATCAATGGTTAGTTTATCCGCATTTGTCAGTATAACCGATTTGAAAACAGCCCCTTCTTTGAAGTCGATGTTTGTTTTTGCAAAAAACTTCAACTCTTCGCGAATAAAACGGATCCCCTTGCCGTGTGCACAATTTGCGCGCATTACATAATTTTTTATAGCGACTTTATCCCCGCTATAAATCGAATGAATAAACCGGTTCAATATATACGTTTTACCCGAACCATGAGGACCATAAAATATTATATTTGGGATTTTTCTATTCTTAATAAAAACATTTAACTTTTTATGTATATTTGTATGAAAATCGGGAAGATTCGATAGAGTTGTCATTATTACAGTAGTTAATTTGGTTATTGTAATAATAATAAAGGTTCGTTTAATTCAATTATCTCATGTATTGTTATTTCATGTCTTTTCTTATTTTACAAGTTGATCACTTGTTCATACGGTTTCACATTTGACTTGTCTTCTTTTGGATCAGTTATCGCACCTTGGCCAGGATTCGCGTCGCTATAGTAGTAATTGGTAGTATAATAGTAATTGGTAGGTTTCGATGCCTGATAAAATGGCGACTCTTCGTCGTATCCCTGACCATTGTACTTTCCAAGGTAAGCTGTCGCCGCGGGAGATCCGTCTTCATAATAATATGCGTTGTGGCGATTCGTGCGTTTATTCGCGGCCGGATCATTGGGATCAATCCAGTTTCCAACACTGCGAATGATATTTCCAGCAGCATCACGGATTGTCCCGAATAAACCTGGGCTATTACTGTGCGCTGGATGCAGTGCTGGTCCTTGCTTCCCATATCCACGGAAATTACGAGTAATACCGCGGCGATAGATGTCGTCTTCATCTAATGTCGATGTGTCCGATTTCTCAGCAATTTCGTCATATTTTGTCCGTGTTGTTGCAAGCAAATTCTTTTCGATTTGGGTTCCATCCGGCAAATAAGTCGCCCAGCGTATAATTTTCAAACAATCCGCATCAATACGACAAGAATCAGATCCAGACTGTCCAGGATTATTACATTTCCACGGGCATTTTTTCATTAAGAGAATACTATTGCCGTCTGCCGATTTTACTACATTTCCGCTCACGTCCATTCGGAATATATTTCGACAATTTCCTTCATTACTAGAAAGATTCGACGGTTCAACGCATTTACGCACATATCCGTCATCTCCATAACGCCAATTCGCGCCATCATACCATGAATCCGGGTGACTTGAAATAAGACGATTACGCCTAGCAACTGCATTATCGTATTTCAACTGAGCGTCTGCCTTTGCGGTCGTTGTCGTAGCTGCGCGAAGAGCTTTATATGCCGATTCGTATTCGTTTTGCGCGTCAACTGCCCAATTCATTTGGCGTTTTACATCAGAAATAAGCACCGATGAAGATGCAGAAGCAACATACGACGTTCCATCACTTGCTGTTCCGGATGTATCAGAGGAACCGGCAACCGCCGGTTTTGATGCAATTGTCGGGAATGTATATCCGCCTTCATCCAAAAAGTTTGTACTAGAAAACCCATATACAGCGTTAGGTTGCTCTATTGTTGTTCTTGCAAATGTGCGTATTTTTACACCAGTCGCTTGCGATTGAACTACTGTTTCTGGAGTACGGATACCATAGATATATAATGTGGCTAATGTGTTCGCAAGTATTGGAGCGGATCCATCCAATTTAAATGTTGCATAAGGTGCTAACCCGCTTACACCTGACCAGAATTGTTGGTCTTGAAATGATGCAAACGTATTTGCACCTTGTACGATTTTCACAGAAAATACTGTACCATCAATTCTCGATAAATTCGGGAGTTGTATCATCATTAAATCTAACGGTCCAAGAGGATTGGTCAACATAAATTTCAATTTGAAAACGGTTTGACTCCTTGTCGTAGATGCTTTCGCCGTATCACTATCACTTTCAACTACCTCTGCCAATGGCGTAGTAGTAATTTTACGACACACGCCAAATTCCGGTAATAAATCAAATGTAGAATCCTTGAATATCTTTACTTGTTTCCTTTCGTCACTTCCATTCCATAAATCAATCGCAACCAGTTGTTCATTCTTAGTGGTGTCTGTCGGTGTCATAATACTCGTCAATGTAAGAAGCGAAGTACCCGCCTGAGGAGCATTAAATGGGGAGACCCATTTCAGATTCTTTATTTCAATCGTATAAACTGTTCCTCCTATTATTTGTGTTTCTGGTTTTATTTTACACACAATTTTTACGTGTTGTTCGGTTTCCGGGCGTGTCAACTCGATATTTGATGATTCAATCGTTTCGATCGGGGTTTCATCTGTAAATGAAGTAACTGTTTTAGTACCAGAAGCAAGTAGAGATGACTGTTTCCTTAATCTTATTGTTATACCAGCGTTTGTACTTGTTTGAATATAATTCTTTGGAATCAAAATCGTAAAATTACGATCTGCCCCAGATTGTGAGGATATAGTTGGTTTAAAGATGAACCGAAATGTAGTATCTTTACCCCAGATTCGTTCACATTTATTTAATATCAATTCACCCGCTGCGGCGGACGCAACAGCTGGTGTTGGACCATGGGATGACGCAGTAAAAGACTCCAAAATATTTGTTACAGCAGATGTCTGATCAAAGCCTTCAATCACGCCAGTTCCATATCCTTCTGATGGCGCAATCCAGCTACCAAATCCACCATTTCGATACGTACGCGAAACCCAAACACTCACTAATAACACTACAATAAGAATAAATATTACCGTGTATTTATCTTGAAAAAAATCGGAGAGCCTCATTCAATTATGATAGATCGGTATACTAATTTATACTGTTATAAAAATAACTATTGCTTATATTATGATGGATAAATAATTTTGTCATCATAATATTTCGGCGATATTTCGGCGATATTTCGGCGATATTTCTACTTATTGGCATCGCATCGAGTTATAGTTAATAGGTTTGAAGGCTGTGTGTATACGGGTTTTGTCTAAATGCATTCAAAATATCTGGCTGAATTCTCTCGTTCAATTTACTTTCATCGTAACTTTGTGGCATTGTCATCTTACCGTAAATATCAATGCTAGGAATGGAAGAAGGTGCGTTCGTCATAACGGATGCGCGATTATTTACACGATCTGCATCTAACCGATCGATCTGAACATTTGTATTCGAGTTAAACAACGACATTGAACCGTGGTTGGTAATATTTTTGTAGGTCTTATTCACATTGTTACGCTGGTTGTATGCCGCATTATAGAGACCATTACCCATACGGGTAACACCACCACCAGCCGCTCCTAAATAATCAGTACTTGTGGTTGCGCGTTCTGTTTCGACCGGGGTATTCTGAGAGATTAAATAACCTGCTGCCGCCTGGCGCTCCACGTTCAAATGATCAAACCCAACCAGCCCAACGGTAGTCTCTTTTATTGTGGTTGGCGCACGATCTGCCGGGTTGAATGTGGCTGTAACAGCGGCTGGAACCGGCATTCTGGCATTCTCGTACATTCGAGCATTTCCTACAACATTCTCCTTACGAGACGGTTTGAGAACGTCTAGTAAAGGAGCGACAACTGCCTTGAGTGCGCCGTGAATTCCACCCATTTCATTTGGACGCACGGTTGTCCGATTGTTATGGGTTAATTTATAGCTCATCCTGCCGAAATCCGATTCTGTGGCGATGTTCTTCTCAGCTGCATAAGGGTTAATAATCGGTTTACCGTCGTATGTTTGGCGACGAG